GTGAGAACCGTTCTCGTGACGTATTCATCATGCAGGATGATATGTGGGAAGTCGCAACATTGCGTCCAACCAAAAACGTTGCACTTGCAAAAACTGGCGACAACACAACTCGCCAAGTTGTTACAGAACTTACATTGGTCTGTAAGAACGAAGCTGCAAACGGCGGCGTGTTCGACAACACAACATCATAACGTCATAGCGTTATTGAGGGGGCGGCAACGCCCTCTCTCTTTATCAGGAGGCAGGTATGAGAGTTTTAGTTAAATATCGCAGCATGTCCACAAGCGTAGGGCGCGTGCGTAACGGCGATATTATTGATATTCCAGAAGCAGAATATGAGAAGATTTGCGTAACAAAGCCGATGGCGTTAGAGGCTCTGCCTGAGCTTCCGCTTGAGGAGCCTAAAAAGGTACAAAAAGTTGTACGGAAACCTGTACAAAAGAAAGCACCAGCGAAACGCAAGCGTGCGCGTAAGGCTGACGGTACGCTAAAAGCTGATGATCCATCCACACCAGACGTAAATGAGGCTTGGGAAGATGGCAAACACCTCAACTAAAATCAAAGAAACCATTAAGTTTGAAGATGATAAGCTCATCATCAAAAAGACGCATGACGCATCTGTAGCGCTGAAAGACGCGCAGCAAGCGCGTGAGCTATCCCCTAACGCATTCGCATCAGACTATAAGCATGTCGGCAACGTGGACATGGCTATGCTAAATAACTGGCTAAAAGAGGCTGGAGTAGCATGGACAGATACACAAGCAGTAAAAGATGTGCTAAAAAGGAAGTTAATGAGTAACGAATTTTCTGGCCTGCGTGTGTGGGAAGGTAAGTGGTAAGATGGAAGTGAACTTTGAGATGATTGATGCGATTATGCAGTGGGTTGTTTTGCCTATAGCTGGTGTTGTTATTTACATGTTCAACCGCCAAGGTCAGCATCATACTGACATTGCAGTTCTCAAGTCACTTCAAGAGGCCACTAAAAGCTCACATGATCGTGAGATGAAAGAGATGAAAACTACCATTGCCGCGATTTTCACAAAGCTCGACAATATAGAGCAAGCACTGAGAAAATGACATGGCTATACTTGAGAGCATTGCCGCTGCGAATGCCGCTTATTCGGTTATCAAAACTGCTCTTGGGAATGGTAAAGAGACTGCGGGACTTATTGGAGCAGTCGGCAAGTTTCTCTCTGCGGAAGAAGATGTAAAAGAGGCTGTCCAAAAAAAGAAGAACAGTCCTTTCACAGCAATCGCTGGTGGCGCAGAAGGCGATTGGGAAGAGTTTCAAGCATTAGAAGAAATACGCAGGAAGCGTGCTGAGCTAGAAAGCTATGTGAGGCTATATTGTGAGCCTGATACATGGAACCGCTGGCAACAGTGGCAGCTAGAAGCACGAAAGCAGCGCCAAGCCGCAAAGAGGGCTGCGCATGAGGCTCATCAGAAAAAGATGGAGATAATCGGCTACATTGTGGCTGGTATTGTTGCGTTCGGCGGTATGATCGCAAGCGTTTATTATTTGGGCGTCTACATGGGTAAGTTTTGATGTGGATACTCGTTTGGCTCAGCTTTTCTGATGGGCAGCTTGAGCATTACCAGCTAGGCGCATTCGGGACAGAGGCACACTGCAACAAAGCAAAGGCCAAAGCGGAGGTTATGGTTAAGAATGTCGGGCAAGCAGTCGCATGCTTTGCAGTTGATCGAAATTAAGCCAAGTGTCTGGTGTGTATACAAAAACGGAAAAGTCCTTATAATCACCAAGCATAAACGAATAGCGGAGCGTATTTATGGCACACACAGTAGTAGATGATTGGAAAATCGTGCCGCGCCTAATGATGATCGCGGTGACAGTTCTAACCTATAAAGCAGTCCTATGGTTTATGACATTACCTGACCCTACAGTAGCTCAAAGCGGGCTTGTCAGCGTCTGCATGGGCGCTCTCACAGGCTGCTTCGGCATTTGGATGGGCAAAGAAGCTAAGACTAGCGTCACGCAAACCCAGACAAGCTCAAAGGTTGAGTATGATGTGGACAAGTGAGGAACTCGTTACGCATGTAATTGTTAAGCTTTTAGAGCTTATCTTGGGCGTTGAGATGACGCTGTATCAGGGAGTAATGGTATAATGTTAGATTTACTTGGAAAGCTGGTAGACCCAGTAAGCAACATTCTTGACAAGGTTGTCGAGGATAAAGACCAGAAAGCGAGGCTTGCACATGAAATTGCAACTATGGCAGAGCGACACGCTCAAGAGTTGGCTAAAGGACAAATCGACATCAACAAAGAAGAAGCTAAGTCGCGAAATATATTCATTGCGGGTTGGCGACCTTTTGTTGGCTGGACTTGTGGCCTTGCTTTGTTTTGGCATTTTCTAGGGCTACCTGTCACGCTGTTCATCACAGGATGGTTTGACTTGCAGCACCCACCATTACCAGAGTTTGACATGAATAGCCTAATGACTGTTTTGCTTGGTATGCTAGGGCTTGGCGGTATGCGTAGCTTTGAGAAGTTTAAAGGACTTACGAAATAATGGAAATGTGGCAGTGGATAATGCTGTTTTCAGCAGTGAGCTTGAACACAGCGGTAAACTGCTGGCGGCTTTACTTGGAGAAGAAGAAACATGGCTAAAGGTGATGCACTAAAGATGCTGCAAAAGAAATGCGGCGTAACTCCTGACGGCGCGTTTGGGCCAAACACCGCCTGCGCCATCGCAAACTATTACAAGCTGAATGCAGTACGTGGCGCACACCTACTAGGTCAAGCTGCGCATGAAAGCATGAACTTTCTGGTGTCTGAAGAAAACTTAAACTACCGCGCAGCAACCATGTGTCGCGTGTGGCCTTCGCGGTTTGCCTCAGAGGCTGAAGCTGCGCCATACGCAATGAACCCAGAGAAGCTGGCAAACAAAGTATACTCAGGGCGCATGGGGAACGGCCCAGAAAGCTCTGGGGATGGTTGGAAGTACGCAGGCAAGGGCTTCATTCAGCTTACAGGCAAAGACAACACACGTGAATTTGCAGAGCATATAGGCCGCGATAGCTTAGTTGACGACCCCTCACCGATTGCAGATGAACTAGCTATGGACAGCGCAATATTCTTCTTTGAGAAGAACGGGCTATTCAAACTGGCAGATCAGGGTGTCAATGATAGTATTATCAAGAGTATTACCAAGCGTGTGAACGGTGGCTATCATGGGCTTGATGATCGCATGAAGAAAACCAAGGACATCTACCGTTGGCTAAGCTAGTGCAGTGTTTCCGCATCACCTGCCTCACCTGAGATAAGCGCCAACACAACAATGATTGCAGCCATGATCTCTTCAGGCTGCGATCCAAGCTCTACACGTTCATCCATGTAGTCTAGGAGCGCATCCACTTCCTCGCTTGTGCTTTCAATATCGTCATCCATGTCGATCTTCAGGAAAGTTTGCATAGCTGCACTCCTTGTGTTGGCTGAGGCCAGTCTACAAGGTTTTGCAGGGATTAGCTAATGTCCATCGCGTCTGATCCGCGCTGTATCATGTCTGCATGCATATTTGAGCAAGTGTTCAATAACGCGATATAAGCACGAACAAGGGCTTCCATTTCGTGATCGCCACGCATCCATCGGTCTTGCGGTAAACCTCGCTCTGCACGCTCTATAATCTTTGCTGCGATGGCAAAGTAGTCTGGTAGGTCATTCATCCTTTTCTCCCTCTATCTCCATCCAATGATAAATCCTGTGACAATTACAACACAGTGGGATGCATTTCTCAATTTCTTCCCACATTTTCTTGAACCTGCTTTGCTGCAATAATTGACTTACCTTTGGGTCGCCGTTCTGGTCGGGGTGATGGAAATCTATTGCAGCGGGGTGAGAAAAGCCACAAAAAAAGCAGGACAAGCCTGCTTTGTAATCTCGAAACTTCTGTCTTTGCTCTTTCTTTCGCTGTCGCGTTCGTTCAAGCGTGCGTTCTCTGTTGCGCTGATACCACTCAGCGCCGTAACTTTTACTATGCTCCCTGCGCTTCCCCTTGTCTTTGTAGGGCAAAGGTCAATCTTCTTATGTTGGCTACACGCTTGAAACATAACATATTTATTCAGGACGTAGAATGGGCCTGACAGACTGCGACAATTTGTCAGTCTTTATGCACCACATATTAACGTCACCGTCTGCAAACATGTACTTTTCCATGTCCTCATTGTCGCGGATCATAACCTGACATGCCTCATATGAGGGCAGCAGTATATACGACTGTATATCCATGCCGCGCACTGCGTATTCAATGTAGAATGCTGTAAAAAATTCCATTGCACTCACTCCCTGTTTTGGTAAATTGCGCTGGTGGGGCGCGGCGTCCAAGCCAGCAGCTATATCCCGACATCTCTCATAGTGCGCCCCACACGATTTACTTCTTCAAATATTTGGCTTTCCAGTAACGCACACTGCTTTCAGATATTCCCGCCTCTCTGGCAATGTCTACCGTGCGGAAACCTTCTTCTACCAACTCCTTAACCAACGCCAAGCGTTCTGGGTTGTACGGGCCTGACGGCCTGCCTGTCTGCTTTGGCTCTGGCTTTGGGTCATCCCTCTTCTGTTGCTGCATTGCTGTACCCCACTTCTTGCGGTACGCTGCGTTTTCCTTTTTGGCTAATTCTGCCCACGCTTTCAGCGCTTCGCTCATACTGGTGCTCCTGTTACGTCTGGTCTTTCTTTCTTCATGGTCTTAACGACATGCTCCGCCAAATCCTGTATGGCGTCAATGTGAACTGTTGAGGCTGTCGGATTTGCTCGCGCTGCCTTACAATGTTTAGCTATTTGTTCCAGATACTTTGCGATCTGATTGTCAGTCATCATCTTCCTCATGTTTGTTTGTTTCAATTTCACCGTCACCTTGGCATAACTCGCACACCTCATCGTATGCAACCAAGTCTGGCGGCGTGTCTCTGTCGATCCAAGGTGCAATACGTTCACGCTCTATATAGCCTGTGCCATTGCACTCTGGGCATGCGATGTAACCTATCATGCAGCGTTTTCCTTTTTACCTCGCAATATCTCTGCGATGTTTTCTATTGATGAAACGTCTACGCCAATATTTTCGGCGCATCCGCGATACCGATTTAACCATGATGCCAAGCCAACCGCCGCTTGTCTACGAAGTTCCTGCTGGGCCTGCTTGTTATCAGGGTCAAAAGCCTCGTAGCCGCCGCCATTCTTGCGGTTACTGGCAGGGCTGACAAAAGCTGGGTACTCGCGCACCACAAGGTTTATTTTTTGCTGCGTAGGTTCTGTATGCTTTACGACAATCCGCAGACCACTTGCCATTTGTCTAGCAAGTTGAATGCGCCATTGACGCGCTGCGTGCTCATCTTCCATCCCATAGAACCATTCATAGGCTTCATGCTCTGGCTGATCTTTTAGCCAATCTATGAACTCTGCAGGATGAAACATGTTGCGACCTGTCGCCGCTAAATATTCGTCAATAATTCTTTGACGCTCTTTTTTTGGAAAACCAGCCATATCTTTTCCTCCTATAATAGCTGTTAATTGACCGCCTGAACTTGACGCGCCCTGACCAACCTTTACATACGCTGCCGAACCACGACCGTCATGCCAGAACGAACCTAGCCATATCGTAACCTGACCGCCCAAACTTACCAAGCCTTGCCCAACCAAAGGCTCCAGACCCGACCACGACCGCCCTGCCGCACCCAACCAAACCGTAACGGAACTCACAAAGCCGTGCCGTACCAGACCGCCCTAGACCGCCTGAACATAACTTACCGTGAACCGCCTCGCCGTGCCATCCCATGACCGCCCCGACTGACCGCGCCGTAACCCAACGCGCCTCTCCGCGACCGTGCAACCTTGACCAAGTGAAAGGGGCATTGCTGCCCCAATCTTTATTCTGCTGCAACAAGTGTAATGTCGCGACGCATACGTTCTTCTTGGATGAACTCCATCAGGTCAGCAGTCTGTTGATCTGCGAACTCAGGATTGTCCAGTGCTTCTTGCTGCACCTCACGACCTTCCTTCATTAAGCTATCCCATTCGCTTTGCCAGTCGCCCATGCTATCCTCTGTCATAACAGCAAAGGTGCCAAACGAACCGCGACCTTTTTCTTGACGGAAGTCACCGATGCCTACGATTGACCCAGCGTTGGTTAGCAGTGAGCTAATCGAGTATGCTGAAAGTGTTGACTGAACATATGCAATGTCTACCTCTGCACACCAACGTGGCAGATATGCGCGAGTACGCATGTCCGGTGTCTTGTTCATGTCTGCAGATCGAACAACGTCAATCTTTAGCTGTGGTTTGCCCCAGATTTGCACATGGGTTTGCGGTAGGAAAATCAAACGCTGCACGCTGGTCTTGGTAACACCGTCTGTCTCAAGCGCTGCAGTTGCCATTGCCCCTTTAACGCCAGGTGCGGGGAAGCAAAGCAAGGTTTCGCCATGCGGCTTCTTATATACGCTATCGCGGAACTCTTGCTCAGGATTGTGCTTAATCTCCTTTTTCTGCGCTGCAGTCTTTTTGCCTGCGCCCACCAATAGATCACGCATAGCCTTGCTGCTCATACTATTAAAGTACAGCGGGGTAGTACCCATCATGCGCAAAGTCATTCGGCCCTGCTTCAGTGGTTGAATTTCTAGTGTTGTTGCTGATGGTGCTTTTTTAACAGCCATAGTCTTGTCTCCATATGTTAAAACGGCGGTTGTTCGCCTTGTTGTGTTGGGGTCCAGACCACCTGCACCCCATGCATTTGCTTTATGAACTCAACGAGTATGCTGGACCACATTGCGGTTAGCATCCATTAAGTCGATTGATTGGCAAATTTCCTCTATCCATGACAGAGGCACAGTTTCGCCTTGCGCAATTGTACTACGCGCAGCTTCTGCCCTACTGTATGCCTGATAGTAGGCTTGCACATATTTATTGTGTTTTTCCATTGTTTCCTTCCTTGTTAAATATTTAGTCAATCCCTCATTGACATCTAATTGGTATCAAGATAGAAACAGGGTGTCAACAATTTTTTTTGAGAGGCAAAAATGAAAGATACGAAAGCATGTATGCTGCATTTGTCGCATAAGGCAGATGAGCTAATAGAGAAGATGCGCTTTGAGCCGCCGCTAGATATATTGCGTAAACCGCCAAGCCGCAGCGACTTTGTAGAGCGCGCGATCTGGCACTACGCAGAACATTTAGAGGAATTGCAGCAGGAGATCAGCGAAAGTGGTCAACGGGCGTAACAAAGGCGCAACGTTTGAGCGAAGCATCGCAAACATGCTGTTTGCTGATCTGGGGTTGAACGCAAAGCGCGACATTGAGCAGTACCGTGCAGCAGATCATGGGGACATAATAACGGACGACGAAAGCTGGCCCTATGTCATCGAATGCAAACGCTATGGTGGAAAGCATTTCACGTATCGCCCAGAGTGGTGGGTGCAAGTGGAGAAAGCCGCCAATGCTGCAGGAAAAGAACCTGTGCTTGTCTATAAGTATGACCGCCAGCCCATCACGGTAGTCATGCGCCTAGAATACTTAATGGGTGACGGAGCACATCACGAAGAAAAAGTACGCATGGATTGGGATGCGTTCATTTACATCGCAAGGGAGAATTGGGGTGACACAAATTGAATACAACCTGCCAGACTATGAGTATCACGATAAAGAGGTACATCCGCACATCTCTAGCAGTGACGTAAAGACCGTCCTGAGCAAATCCCTGCTACACTGGGCGGGGCAAGAGCGCAAAGAAAGCCAAGCCTTTGACATAGGTAAAGCTGTGCATGCGATGATCCTAGAGCCTGAAAAGGATTTAGTTGTTCGCGGCCCAGAGGATAGGCGGGGCAGCAAATGGAAGGATGCCAAGGCAAAAGCTGACAAGGCTGGCAAAGTGTTGCTGACCGAAAAAGACTATGACACTTGCATGGCTATGGCAACAAACGCATTCATGCATTGCGATTTCCTAAAGGAAACTGTGTATTCTGATGCATTCGTCGCAGAGGCAAGCATATTCACAACCTGCAGCAAAACTGGTGTTGATATAAAGGTGCGTCCAGATGGGCTAATCATGCCGCAAAAGAAAACGGATGAACCTTACATGATCGACATTAAAACCACGCAGGACGCATCGCCAGATGCATTTCACAAAGAAATTCGGCGGTATAACTATGACGTGCAAATAGCTTTCTACCTGCACACTATGCGGGAAGCGGGGCTACCCTGCAAAACTATGTATCTCATAGCGGTAGAGAAAAATGCACCATATGTCACGACTGTGCATGAGCTAAGCGAACTGCATCTAGCGCACGCACACAAACGCATGCTTGCCACATTGGAAAAGATCGGCAATGCTGTGCGAACAGGGGAATTTACGACAGATTGGCCTGACGTAAATCAAGTCTTTCTTCCTGCATGGATGGAAGATCAAATAGAAGCATTTTAAGCGAAGGAGACAAGACATGAAAATGCTATCACCAAACCAAGTTCTATTCGAGAACGTAACCGCGCAATACCCGCGCATCAATAGATGCTATCGTTTTGACAACATGGAAAACAAAACTGTGCCATGCGGCCCACTGGATGACGGGGCAGCGTATGAAATTTCATTCAATATGACGAATGAAGATGCCACGGAATTTCTGAAGAAATGCGATGAGATTTACGCGGAAACTGCGGGTGCAGACACAAAGCGCAAGTGGAAGCCCAAGCCCATGTATTACCCATATAAAGAGCTAGAGGATGGACAGCCGCAAGGCAAAGCCAAGCTCAAGGGTGCTTACTCTGGCGAAGCGACAAACCCGCCAGTGCAAAAGGACGCAAACCGCAACTCTTTGCCACCTGACTTCCGCCTAACGTCTGGCAGCAAAGTCAATGTATGGGGGCAGCTATTCGCGTATAATACGGGGGCTGTATCTGGTGTTGGGCTTAGGTTGCGCGGTGTGCAGGTCTTAGAGCTTGCAGAGGAAGCCACAAGCGATCCTTTCAGCGCAACTGATGGTTACACTGCAGCAAAGCAAGAGGATGATCCCTTTGGCTTGCCGCCGATTAAACCAAGTGTGCCACAGGATGCACCTGCGCAAAACGCGCAAGCTACTGATTTCGTTGATGAAATTCCATTTGCTTACGAGTGGCGCGTGTAAGATAAAAAAAATGCCCCGCGTGGGATAATCGCGGGGCAGTCTATGAGACAAGAAAACAATATCCAGTGAGGTAATCGGAGCATTGTTGAGGAAATGATAGGACAGAATGTAGGCAAGATCAAGTACCCAGACGCAACATATAGTGAATTTGCGCCGCAAATCATTGCCGCGCTGGGCTTAAAGAAAACAAGCCATAAGGAACACCACGGGCCTTGCCCGAATTGCGGTGGGGTTGATCGGTTTTGGATCAGCGAATATCAAGGTTTGGTCAAGGTAAATTGTAGGCAGTGCCAAGATTGGCAGCGCATAATCCAAATACTGCGCGAAATGCACGTTTATCCAGATAAGGAAATCATAAGCGAGACAAGTTATAACGAAAGTAAGAACATGAGCGACGCAGATAACGTGGTCAAACTTCCAGAAAGCGAAGGGCCGCACCCATATTTAACCAGAAAGCGCATAAAGCAACACGATGCAATCATTGATGA